GAGCCGTAGGACTTGCTCAGGCAGTTGCCCTGGTCGTCGAGGAAGAACAGGCGGGCGGAGGAGGTGCCGTCCTCGTTGTGCTTCACCTTCTCGAACTTCGGCTTGATGAGCTTCAGCTTGTAGGTGCCGTTCACTTCGATGGACTTGAGGGGCGGGCGGTCGTTTTGGGGTTCCATGTGGTTGGGAGGTTAGGCGAAGGAGATGTTGGTCGCGGCGCTGGGCTTGGCGGCAAGGTCGATGGTGGTGATCTCCTTCTGGTAGCCGGGCCACTCGCCCGAGGCGGTGCACTGCTTGTACAGGGACAGCGCACGCTCGAAGTCGAAGGCGGCGTTCGTCATCAGTTCCGGGCCAAGCTCGTAGACGGCGGTCGCATAGGGCGGCTCCTTCTCGACGGCGATGAAGCGGAAGCCGAGGACGCGGCACTTGTAGGCGGCCTCCACGGCGTGCCGGTAGAAGTAGGCTTGCAGGTTGTAGCGGTACTTGCGGACGGCGGATAGGAAGCCTTGGGGGCTGGCATCTTCGCAGGTCTTGAGGTCGTAGATGTAGCCGTCTTCGGAGATGCCGTCGATGGCGCACTTGACCAGGACATCGCCGAGGAAGGCCGTGAACATCACCTCGGTCTTCGAGAGGACGATGCCGTGCTCCTTCATGCAGCCGATCGCGGCGTTCGAGACAGCGTCGACGAGCGCGCCTTCATCGGCGGTTAGGATGGACTTGCCTTCGTTGGCCGTGGCGAACTCAGCCCAAGCCTGCTTGCCTTCCTTCGTGCGCTTATCGACTTCGGGGGCGATGGCGTGCGTGGCGTTGTATGCGTCCAGCCCTTCGAGGGCCAGTTTGTGGACGGCGGTGCCGACCCGGAGAGCCTTGGACTCCTCGCGGGTGCGGGCGAGATACGCCTGGTAATGGGCGGGGGACTTGAGCAGCTCCTTGGCGCCGGATTGATTTAGCGCTTGGATGCCGTCATAGATGACGCGTTCGGTGATGAGGTCGGGCATTGGTGTTCGGTGTTTGGTGTTCTGGGTTGGTGGGAAATTAGAGCAGGGCCATGATGGCGTCGGCCTGATCGGGGCGTCGGCGCTGGATGGCGGTCACGCACATGGTCGAGCCAACGGTGAAGCGGGAGCACGCGACCGGGCGGTTGGCGTAGGTCTTGCACTTGCCTGAGCCGGAGAGGTGCGGGCATCGGCTAGGCAGTTCGGCGAAGGTGCGTCCGACGATCTGGAAGACCTCACCGCGTGCGGAATAAAACTCGGTCGTGGTCGGGCTCGCGTCGATGGGGATGAGGATGCTTTCACAGCAAGCCCCCTTGCACAGTTCACAGGCTGTCATCTTCGGGGCTGGTTTCTTCGACGGAGGCGGAGATGCGTCGGACGTCCTCGATGGCCTTCTCGGCGGCATTCTCCATCTGCTCGAGGGTGTTCCGCAGGACGCGCAGCTGGACGACCAGGACGTGCACCCGGTCATGCAGGGGCTTCACGGCGGCGGCCTCGTCGGCCAGTTCGATGGACTCGGAGAAGACCTGCAACTCCGTGATCGCGGAGCGGTTAAGTTCGGAGACGGTAATGATGTCGGCGTCGTGCTGTTCGTAGCGTCCGGCGATGTGCTGGACGGTGGCGAGACAGCCCGTGATGTTCTCCACTAGGCGCTTGATGTTTTCGCGGTTGGTCATCGGTTGAAGGCAAGTTCCTTTATTTCCCCGCTCGGGGCAAGCGTGAAGAAGCGGACTTCGGAGCGGGCGAGCGACGGGTAGGTCTTGCGCTTCCAGGCGTTGAGCTCCGTGAGGAAGTCGGCGTGCTTGCGGGCCGTGAGTTCGACGTACGGGAAGCCGTCGAGGAAGAGGAGGAGGGCGTACTGGCCCGGGACGGTCTTGGCGATCGTGAGGATGCCTTTGGGGGTGGCGTGGGTGCGTTCCATTTGTTGAGTGAGAAAAGGTAGTCCCATCGGGACTTGGCGAGTTCTAATTCGGTGCGAACAAAAGCGGCCTCGGCATGGGTCAGGCTTCGCTTGACGAAGGCCGTGTTCCTCATGCTCGGGCCGCGTCCGCTCATCGGCCAGTCTTAGCACCCTTCCAGCGGGCGACGGTGGCGGTCATCACGGCGCGGGAGATCTGGCAGGTAATCATGCCGGTCCCGAGGATGTCCTCCATGACGCGGGCGAGTTCGTCGCCGGCATAGCGCATCTCGGCGATGGTCTTGGCTTGGTTCTCGGCGCGGGCCTCGGTGGCCGCGAGCATGTTGCCCTGGTGCATTGCCCGCATCGCGGCGCTGACCGGGTCGAAGGGGTCGAACTCAGGTTGGCTCATCGGGTGAGGGGGCGAGGGGTGGCAGGGGCGGAGGCCACGGAGGCCGCAGGGCGGAAGCCAGAGGCCACGGCGCCGTCATCGTCGAGGTCGACCGAGATGCCGCAGGCGGTCTGGATGGACTGGCGGCGGATGTAGGTGATGGCCCCGCCGATCTGCTGGGCGGTCAGGCCGTCAGCCTTGACCATCAGTTTGCCGAAGTCGAAGCGCTCGCCGGACGCGTGAAGGAAGGCGGTCGAGACGCCGACCTTGCCGTCCTCGCTGACGAGCGTCTGGATCAGGGCGAGGTCGTGGTCGAGCAGCACGGGCTTGATGGCGTCGAGCAGAGCGTCGAGGGAGACGTACTTGGCCTTGAAGGCGGGGTTGATTTTGTTGGCCTTGACGTTGTCGAGCTCAGCGAGCGCGGCGACGAGGGAGCCAGTGGCGGTTTGGTTTTTGGGCGTGGTCATGGTGGGAGATTATTTGGTGGAGTTGTTCTTTTCGATTTGGTTAAGCAAGGCGCATACGGTGATAGCGTCGGCGGCGTTCTCGATAATTAGGAAGCCGTTACCAAGGCCATACAAAGGGGTTCCAAAGCACTTGCCGTCCTTGGCGAATTCTTCAGCCGTAGTCTTCTCATCCTTGAATCCGTAACGGATGGTCCCTGTCTTGTTGTCCTTGGACAGGAAGATGGTGTAGCGCGGGGCGTTCATCACTTGTTCGGCTCGTTGGCCTTGGCGACTTCGCCGGCCTTGATGGTGGCCTCGATGTCGGCGAGGGACATCCGGGTGTAGCCAGGGACGAAGAGGTTGTAGTAGGTCACGCCATTGCGCACGGTCGGGGTGAGCAGGCGGGCGACCTTCTGGTCAGGTAATACGATGTAGGACGAGTCCGCGATGATGCGGTAGTCGGCGGGGAGTTTCGGGTCTTTCTTCATGGGAGATTAGTTGATGACGCGGCGGGTGGCGGCGTCGTAGATCAGGAGGGCGTCGGCGTTCCAGAGGGTGACGTCGACAGTCGGGTAGAGTTCGGCAGCGCGGGCCTTCAGTTTATTCTTCCACTGGGTCGTGGTCAGTTCGCCCTTGGTGCCGCAGGTGTGGGCCTTCTGCCAGATGGCGGGACGGATGCGGTGAATCTTCCAGCCCATGGCGACGGCGGCGCCGTAGAGGACGCCTGTGTTCCACATCAGTTTGCCGATGGCAGAGCCGGGGATATTCTTGCCGGCGAAGAGGGGCGGTTCCTCGAGGAAGAGTTCCGCGTCCTTGGCCTTGCAGCTGAGATCGGCGAGCAGTTGGCAGACCTCGATGTCGGAGCCAGGCATCTTAGCGCACTCGACAGGGTCGCCATCCACTGACCAGACGATGCCTCCGTTCACGCCGGGGTCGATTGCCACAAGGAGGGATGCCATTGGTAAAGACTCTTTAACGAGGATACGGGGACAAGCGGAAAAGATTGGCGACGCGAAAGGCGTAGTCGTTCGGACGGAAGGCACGCTCTCGGGCGGCGGTCCAGCCGACGTTCCAGACGAGGGCCATCTGTTCGGGGGTCGGGTTGGTCATCCCCATGCGGTGGAAGTTCGATTTTATCCATCGAAGGTGCGAGGCCGCGACCATATCCTGTGCTGTCGCGTCCCGCCACTTCGACCAGGGGAAGAAGTAGTGGCCCTCGGCCTTGAGGCGGGCGGATGCGTCGTCCCATGCCTCCTTGCCGACCTGATACATACCACGCTCACCGGCCTTGCCGATGGCGCGGCGGTTGTGCCCGGACTCGACCTCGGCCACGGCGGAGAGGAAAGCCGCGTCGGTCTTGGCCTGCGCGTTGAGGCCAAGGAGCAGCAGGGCCACGACGGAGAAGCGCTGGTTAAGGGTCATGACTGTTCCCCCTTCTTCTTGCGCCGACGCTTCGGCTTGATGCGGTATAAGCACGGGTCAACGGATTCAAACGGTACAAGACCAAGCGTTAGAGTCATTCCTCCATCCTCATAATGACCGACGTAGCTCATATCGGTAACAAGCCAGCGTTGGCCAAAGAGCACCATGCCGGCGCCACAAGAAACTGAGTCGGTCAGCATGGGCTTAGGTTTAGGGTCGTTCATACGCGTCGGGGGACTTGTGATCCGGCGACCTCGAAGCCGTCGACCTCGTAGGAGTAGGTTATCCCGACCCAGCCGCCGGCGGCGACATAAGCCTGAAGCGAGACTTTGCTGGCCCCGTCTTCGTGCAGGGCTTCGTGGTAGTGGTTGAGCAGCTTCTTCATCCGGGTCGAGGCGATGGCGGCCTTGGCGCTGACCAAGTCACCGCACATCACGCGCTCATTAATCTCGTAGATTTCGGAGAGCAGGGCGACCATGCCGTCGAGGTGTTTGAAGGCGCTCATTTCATGCGGTTCTCCATGTCGAGGATGACGCGTTCATTGTGCATGGCCACGGCGTAGGCTTGGTCGTGCTTCTTAATCCAGTGGTCGCGAGAACCAGCGAGGCGCGTGACCTCTTGCCGGAGGTTCGCAATCTCCTCGGACTGGTCGACGATGATGTGAGCCTGCATCTCGAGGGCCTTGTCCTGCCGATCGGTGAGGGCGCGGAGGGCGTTGGCGGCGGTGTGCAGGGTGCGGGCGTAGCTCCAGGGGAAGAGCCACCAGAGGCGGGGCTTGGCGTTGGGTCGGATGATGGTCATGGGTTTGTAGGGGCGGTGGGATGGGTCAGGCATTGGAAAGGGCGGCGAGGCGGGCTTTGCGCTTGAGGTAATACCGGCGCTTGATGGCCGCGACCTTTTCTGGGTTACGCTTCTTCCATGCCTTAACATGTATCATGTGTCTGGTAGGATTGCGGCGTGCGCTGGCAGGCTGGGGAACCTTGCCAAGCCATGTGGTCTGGGTAAGTTTGATGTAAGTCGCCAGCGTCTGCTCGTTAAGTCCGAGGACGGCGGCGGCTTCTCGCTTGGTCTTCCGGGCTGCGTTAAGCGCGGCAATATGCGGAAGCATGGCCTCAAGCCTGCGGGCGTTGAAGACCGCAATCGGCTTGGTCAGAGGGATGTCGCGACCGAGGAAGGTCACAGAAGTGACGAACTGAAAGTTGGCGTTAGGCATGGTTGTTGCGCTTGTAAGGCCCACGGACCTTGAGGTTCGTCCAGGTTGTCCCGGTGATTTCAATCCACTTGCGGAGGGAGCAGACGGTCGTGCCGAGGGCGGCGGCGGCGTCGGCCTGCGTCTTGCCGGCGGCGTTGAGCGCGGCGATCTGCGGGAGGATGGCCTGCAAGCGGTTCGCGGCGTAGACGGCCATCGGTCGCTTGAGGGGGATAGGCCGACCAGCGAAGGTGAGGTGGTCGGTGTAGGGGTGGTTTGCGTTGGGCATGGTGGTGGAGATTAGCGGGTGGCGTTGAAGTCGGCCTGCTGCTGGGACTCGTAAGCAACGACCTTGCCTTCGGCGTCGGACTTCCAGGCGCCACGAAACTCGACGACCATCGGGTGAAGGTCGATGAGCTGAGCGATGCGCCTCTTGGCAATCTTCGGGCCGAAGTCGCCAGAGGTCGGTGCGTGGTCGATGAGGGTGATGCGGAGGCGGTTGCTATTGTAGTCGATGCCGTAGAGTTCGTAAGCCGCCTTGGACTTGGCGGACTGACGATGCTCGACGATCATAGACTTAACCGCGTCGAGGCGGTCGGGTTCGCTGATCTTGATGATACCTAGGGTGCTCATGTGTGTGGTGTGGGTGGAAATTAGCGGGCGCGGCGGTGGGTGACCTTGGCCTTGACCGGCTCCGGGCCGTTGATGGCGCGGGCCAGTTCGGGGCCGCAGAAGGTGACGACGGCCAGCCAGCCGAAGATGATGAGGAACGAGAGGGCGATGAGGGACTTCATGTGTTTGGTGGTGCGTCAATGAACTTGGCGGACTGTTCCACATTCGTCAAGCACCTTTCCCAACAAACCCTGCGACCCTCATTCAAGGGTCTAGGATTTTAAGCCCCCAGGTCATAAAGGCCCGCCATATTAAGCGTACCCCTCGCCGGATAGGTACAGGATGCCACCCTAGCCTGCCCTGTCAAGCGGGCATTAGACCCCTCTGGCTTGCCCTAGGAGGCGGGTTTACCCCTTGGTGGGTGTCTTCCCCTTCATGGCCTTAATCTTGGCCATCAGGAGGTCCATCAGTTCGGGGCTGGCATACCCGGCGCAGCCTGCCGCGGCAAAGGCCATGCCCTCGGAGGAGAAGTAGCCCTTGGTGGCAACGCCGACCAGAAGCGAGGTCAGGCCAGCGGTCGCCGTGCGCCTGAAGATGTAGCCAAGGCTATGCTTCTTAGTCGAGCACAGGTAGCGGACGACCCATGAGGCCGAACCGATCAGCACGCCGAAGCTCACGTCCCGGAGGGAGACGGGGATGTCGTCGGGGGAGGGAGGTGGCAGGGCGGCACTCACGAGATGCGGGGAGGCTTGGCGTTAGGGTTGAGCAGGACGCGGCGGTAGTCCTGAGCCCAGAGCATCTTGGCGAGGGCTTTGCCAGCCTTGTCCACTTCGACCTCGGACAGGTGAGGGAAGCAAAGGTGGACTTGCTCATGGCAGAGCACTTCGAGCTGACGCTTCGCACCTAGGCGGGGGTCAATCTCGATGAGGTCTTCGCCGATCGTGGCCTGACCCCATGCACGCTCGCGGCCTAACTTGCGCCAGACGACTTTGACTGGCTTA